CTCCTACTCTAACCTTTCTGGCAGGGGTGGTAGTCATCTTAATTATTGTGTAATACGAATTCGTATCATCATTTCTTAAGAATTGTTTCTTCTCTACTACTTGCCCGTCAGTCCCATTATGAGTAGTCTGGATAGGTTTTGTTTGTAGTCCGTTCTTAGATATTTCTAAAAACTCACTGTTGTCTTCATCAAATTCGTAAACAAATAAAGCCATGTTCACTCCTGTTATATAATAAGTGGGGGCGCAGGAAAAGGGAGAGAAACCCACGCCCCCAGGCAACCGAAGTCACCTTAAAAACTTGTTCTTCTTATCCTCATCCCACCTCTTTTCGCAAACTGCTTTCTTGCATCTCTACGTCTCGGGACTTGGTAGTCATCATTATTAAAATCTTCTGGACTATGCATAATCCGTCTTTGTGTTTTTCTACTATCGGTAGAGGCCGGTAGAGGTTGAACAATGGATAATCCATATTCTGTTCTGACCTTTGGCCCCTGAGGGGAGAGGTTTTGATTCCTAGAAGTCGCCGCAGCAGTTCCGCCTAACTGTGACTGTTCTAAGCCTTCGCCTATTCTACCGCTAAAAGTTATGTCTGTCGAGTAAGTTCTGTTAGTAAATTCAGAAAGTTCCATTTGGAAAGCTAGCAATGCTAAAACGAATGCATCTAAATCATGATCGCCACATGTTGCTTCATATACCGGGACACCAGAGGCTGTTACTTTGCCAACCATGTATCCACCAAGCTGCTCCATTAAGAGATCATCATACTCAGAGATCTTTATCTGTTGTTGCTCAAAGCGTCTAACAGCATTCTCTATCATGTATGGCTTCATCATTTTCTTTATAGGTTCGCCTGATATAGGGTCAAAGACTTCTACTTTGGACGATGAGTTAATACCAACTACTAGTTTTAGTTTCTCGTCAATTCTTGCATGCTCATGCGTTTCACGCAGTGCACTTAATCCAAATTGTTTTATAACTTCTATTTGTGTGGCTCCGTACCCTTCATCAACATAGACAAAGTCTGGTTGCCATAATCTATTTAATTTAATTAGTTCTTGGATTGCCGCAGTCTGTGTCCATCCTGCTTTCTGAACAGTCTGCTTATCTACGACTCTAAAGATAGCATGCTTTGGATCCCATCCAATAACGCATATCTTCGTTCCGTTTTCTACATCATTCCAGTCAATACCGATTGAGTATGTCCAATCACTTTGAGGAATCATTTCTTCATATTTATATTCTTCTTTGGCTGCATGCACATATTTGTGCTGGAATACACCTGTTGCAGCCTCACCAAACTCAGCAAGAATTTCATGCTGCCAGCCTGTTTCTGTTTTATAGAACTGACGCAGTTCTGCTTCCATTTTTGGACCCCATGCAGGGTTCGCAGTAGAGGCATAGTAGAATTCTTTAAAACTCATGTTCTCTTGGCAGAAAGAATAGAAGTATTCTCTACGACCTGAAGGAGTAGAAGATGCAAGGATCCGCACTTCACTATGCTCCATCATTAGGGCTACAACAGACTCGATATCTTCTGATGAAAGGTAATCCATTTCGTCTAAGATAATAAAGTCAGCTTTCTGTCCACGAACAGCTTCAGCACCTTTAGCGCCTGAAGAGAATCCTACAACTTTTGCACCATTATATAATTCAAGTACATGATGGGGTGTTGCAACATTCTTTTTAACTTCCGCTTTTAATTCTGGGTTTCTTTCTAGTAGCTCATTGATTCTGTTGAAAATAAGCTTAACCTGAGACAGGTATGGTGTAAGAACAAGGATAGTTGAGAATCCGTCGACATACATCTGTGCATCTTCATCCCACCTTTGAATCTTTGGTGAATTCGTAAAAAGGTAATGCAAGATAGCAATAACCATTGCTTCTGACTTACCAAGGCGACGTCCAAGTCTGAGAACCTTTCTTTTACTGGAACATCTTAATATTAATGATTGATACTCTTGTTTGGACTTAGAAACTCTAGGCTTCCAGTTTAGATTTGTTTCAGCCCACTCGATTGGATCATATAGTGTCTGTGCAAGTTTTACCTCATCTTCTTCCCATCCCTTTGTGACATGGTCTTGATTTGGTATAAACTTATTATCTCCAGGTATACCTTTGCAATCAATGATAAACTCATTCTTCTTATGCGTTGGTTTTCCTGTTATTTCTGAAATTGGACCATCTTTCAACGCAAGTCTTGTATCCTTGCAGTATATACAATAGTCGTGCAGAACCTTACATCCCACTATACTCTCCCTTAAAATATTTTAGTAGGCTCCTGGCTGCCAGATTGATTTCTTTATTCTATTTTCATTTATTCTGATTGCAGAACTCTGCATGCCTTTTGCTCTATCATATTTTAATCTTTGATTTAATGTGGCATTTCTGTAAGTGGTATTTAGTCCTTGATTTGAATTTAGAGTAGAATAGCCCAATCCTACTGCTCCTCCTGCAATTCCAGATTTAATAGCACCCATTCGGGAGAGTCCTTTATATGCGCTACCTAATGCTCCATGAGCTCTAGCCATTACTTTCGCTCTTGCTTTCATCCCCGGTTTTTGAAGATTCCTCATTGCCTGACTAATTGGTCCTTTGATACCAATCCTCATGCTTCCTGCAGCTTTTGCTAATAGTGGGGCTCCAGCTCTTAAGCCTGCTCCTCCCATTGCTCCATAACCTGCTCCGGCCATCATGTCTCCGCCTGAATAATAAGCTCCAGCTCCTCCAGCTACTGCGCCAAGCGCACCCGCTCCAAGACTAGATTTAGCTAGGTTTCTTATTGCATTCATTCTGCTCATTTCAGTCTCCTGGTTCTTCTTTTTCTTCGTAGCGTTGGTCTTGGTTTATTTTCTCTTGCGAGCTTCATAAACTTTCTAACGTATCTTTTGTGTCCTTCATCTTTTTGGTGAATACTTTTATGGCATCCGCCGCAAAGTGTTATTCCGTTAGTAGCCATAAAGGTCAATTCTGGGAATATTGACTTCAACTTTATATGGTGAGCTTCTATGTACCCGCCAACCTTCTCGCATAACTGGCATACGTATCTATCTCTTTTGAAAACTCTGCTACGCCAATCTCTGTATTTCTTTGTTCTGTAAATAGTACCTTTCTTTATTTGTTTTCTTATTTTCTCTTTTGAGTCTTTTATCATTATTTTACATACCGAAAACTAAAGCCGCCAGTTGTCCTTCTTTGACCAGATAGAACCATGCAAATATTTCCACGACTCAAATTCAGCTCTTTTGCTGCGTCTCCTGTAGACCTGTATACTTTTCCGTTCTGATCCCTTATTGATCTGCATCTCTTGCCTTGAACTTCCTTCATTCTGGCTATTGTTTCTTTACTTCTTTTTTGCCCTCTGTGGCTTTCTGCTCTTTTGGCTCTTGCCTCTTCTGATCTTGAAGCTTCTGTCGCCCAATGTGGGTGCTTACCTTTTCTGGTCTCTGACATCTTCTGTTTCGTTATTTCAGAGTGTCTCGGAGCAGCTCCGCCAGTCATTAGGTTATACCCATTCGGAGCAAGTGAATTTAGTTTTTTAATCCAAAATTCTTCTCTTTCATTTAATGTATCTTGACTATGGCACTCTTCTATTTTCTCTATTATAAAGCTTTCTTCTCCGTATTTATTTATAGCGGCCTTTAATATCTTGCAATTACTTCCTTTATTGCAATGCGCTTTCCATCTGTATTCTAGGTCTTGAGTTGTTTGCCCTACGTATTCTTTCTTGTTGGCTTTGTTTTTAATCTTGTATATTATCATATAATCTCCCATTTGATTTAAGTAATTATACAACTATTTCAACAAGAAGTCAAGCTAACTAATTGTAATCGTTAATTATGCATATACTGCGCTTCAGATCCTAGCATGCTATGTCCAGGGCTTCCGGCTCTTCTGGTTTGCCCTATAAGATTCATGCCTTGCTGTAACGAGCGCATTGTCCTTTGGTTTTGTGTTATTGGAGTTGGTCCTTGGCCAGTCCCCTTTCTGTAAGACTTTCTAGCATTATCCATAATGTTGCCAACTATTTTTCCAGGGTTGACTCCAACTATATGCATTGCCATAAGTGCTCCCATGCCCCATGCACCTGCTCTTCCTAAGAATGCCATATCAAAAGCTGCATCAGCTCCTACCTTTATAGTTTCTTGAGCCATGTGGCTTGCAAAGCTATTCTTCGTTGAGTCATAAGACATTGCAGCGAGGGGTAGTTCTAGCATTAAATATCCGCCAGGAATTGTCATAGCCGCTTTACCAAACAGGCTTGCTGCTTTTCCGCTTGCTCTTCCAGCAAAACCTGCAGCTGAACTATTAACTAGTCTAGCATTCTGTTTGCCAACAGATCTAATGACGTCTAATGTTCTTCTACCGTACTCAGCCATTAATCACCCCAGCCTAATCCCCATGGATTTAGAAAGTCAGCTGCTGCACCAATAGTTGCGCCTGCAGCTCCAATGGAACCAGCTTGCTGCCACTTGTTCATAGCTGCGCCTCTTCTTACGCCTCTACTAGCTAGTCTTGCGAAATCTGCCGAATTTCTAACTCCGGCTAGTCCTCCGAATTGTTTCATTTGAGTTTTAGCACCAGACATAAGTCCTTTCATCGGAGCGCTATTCCATCCTGCGGATAGTGTGCTCTTAATTGCATTAAATGCTTTGTTCATCATAACGTTAGTCCTCCGAGATATCTACAACAGACATCTTATCTATTCTTGCCTTAAGATCTGCAGCAGCTGTACTTGGTGACGCTCCGGTTCTTTCCTTCATCGCCGCCATCTGCTTATACTTCTCTTTACGCGTTCCTACTAATGATTCTAACAGATTTCGTCTCCACCGCCAAGCCCTTTCTATCTGATTGTATGCAGGATGTTCTTGCAATTGAACAATAGGCTCATCGTCACTATTAAAACCTACAACATTCTTTATAAAACCATCAGGGTTTTCATCATCTGAATTCCCTAGTGTAATGAAAGCACGCATCTCCATAATATGGGTCGCCGCAAGCATAGTCATAGTAGTTACCTCTGACATCAAGCCAGATGGAACTTCAAACTCATCTATGTATCTTTTAGTATATGTATCCATCAGCATTTCTTCCACGGGGCATGCTTTGCCTACGGGAGCTTTACCGATCTTATGTAATGGACATTGTAATTTGAATGGGCACTTATCGCCGTAACAGTTGATAGGAATGCTAGATCTAAGGCCTGTACTAAGACGCCTCATGCCGTTTCTCAAAGAAACGAGCTCAGCCTCTGTTAGGTTTAACCCTTCTGGAATATAGTTCTCTACAACCGGCTCAAGGCCTCCTGAGTAGTACTTATGGTCTACCAGTCCGTTGTAGTCTTTAACCATAGGTGCCAGTTGATCTCTAATCTCTTGAATGTTCTCTTCAAGAACTTCAACAGTCTTGTACTGGTTATCTTTTATTTCTTGCATTTATCTTCCCTTTTTCTGCCGAAATTTTTTGTGTGTTTTTCAACCACTTAGACGCATCTTGTAATTTAAAGCCACTTGAGCGATAGCGGGCCAGTCGAGCCCTTAGGCATAGAACCTAAATCACTATGAATTCGCGTAGCTACTTCTTCCATACGCTTCATATGGTCTCCGGACATTCCTGCCTCACCAGCTTTATTAAAGATCCTGTCCATCATTGCCCCGGCAGCTTCAGGTCTTCTTTGCATCATTTCAGCAGTTTCTCTTGCGAACCCTGCCCCTCGTGCTGAGTTGAACGGGACTGTCCCCATTATTCCCATTTTCTTCCCGTACTTTGCCGAAACTTTCATCATAGATTCTATGTGTTTTTGTAAACCGTTGATTGCTTTATTTGCTTTTATTAACATAGTTTGATCCTATAAAGATGAAGTTTATATTGACTAATATTAGCATAACAGGTGGTTAGGGTCAATCACTTCCGGGCGAGGTCTGTATTAGGGTGTTTTTATAATAGAGAAAAGAACTTGTAAGTTCTTCTATAAGTCTTATTGGTCTATAGGTATATAAGGTAGTGGGTAATAGGGTTGGTGGGTATACCCATATAGAAATAAGGACGTTGGTGGTAATAGGTAGTGGTGTCATTTTATACCATATGATAAAGACGAGGAACGGCTAACCTGTTAGCAATTAAGTCCAATAAAGAGTGATAAGTGTGTACATATTAGCAAATGTATCTTCCGGCGCGATGCGCCTTATAGGGGGTGTTTCTAGTAAAAAAAAAGAAAAAGGAAAATGGAATGTAAGAAAAAGGGAAACTCTTATATAGGCCGTTTTGGTATTAAAAATTTTTAGAGAAAAAATAAAAAGAGCTTTTCTATAAAGAGCCCTTATAGGGACCAAAAATATGTCTCACCTCTAGGACTCTGATAG